AGTACGACCAAGAGCGCACGCAGGGATCGGATATCCGCGACAGCAAGAACGCGCTCGACAACATCAAAACCTCGATGGCGGACAAGCTGGTACCGCTGACGCAGGAAATCCGCCACGGCATCATGTACATAGCTGGGAACGGTGGTAAGTCGCCCATGGAAATCCAGCAGAAGGTTTTAGAGCTTGAGTCGAAAGACCGTGTTTCCCGCATTGAGGGCGACTACGATCCAAAGCTGCAGGCGCTTCGCGGCAAGCGCGCCGGGCTCAGCACTCAGATCGAGCAGCTTTCCGAAACGCGGCTCACTGGCTCCGCCATTTACCTTGGTAAGCCCGAGTTGGTGGAACAAAAACGAAAAGAGCGCATCGAGCTTGAGCAGCAGATGCTGCAGACAGACGCTGAAATTCAGAAGCTGTCGCAGAAAAAAGCCGATCTTCTGAAAAAAGAAACCGATCTGCTCACCAGCGGCATTGACGCCCTCAAGACAAGCGCAACCACTACAGGCGCCTCGCCCGGGGGTATGACCACGGGTGACTTTTCCCGGTTTGACAGAAAGCATTCCGGCGGCTCCGCGTCTCTCGACACATCTTCGGTTGACGCCTTGTTGGCTGAGGCAGAGCGCAAAAACGGGATGCCCAAGGGCATGATGAAGTCGATCATGCAGCAGGAGATCGGCGGGAACAGGAGCTTTCTGGACGACCCCAGCAAGTACCACTACGGGCTGGACGCCAACGGTCGCCGCATCGCTCCGCACACCGGGAAAATCTCAACCGCCTTTGGCCCCTTTGGCATTCTCGAATCGACCGCTCGCGACCCGGGCTACGGTGTCTCTCCGCTGCAAAACAAGAGCATCGAGGAACAGATTCGGTTTACCGGTGAGTACGCCGCAGCGCGCGCTCGCGCCGCTGGAAGCTGGGAGGGTGGCCTTGCCGGTTACGGAGAAGGCTCCGGCTACGCGAGCAGCGTCATGTCTCGTGTTGGCACCCCAACGCCGCACACCGGGAAGGGGGGCGACGGGTGGGGCCGCGAGGTTCGGTTTACCATCGACCCCTTGCACATCGCTTTCCAGAATCCGCCTCGCGAAATGATCCTGCCAAGCACATTCTTGCAGCCAAGGGTGGCGCCAGCCAATCCCGTCCTTGGGGGCGCTCGCTGACCATGCCAACCTTTGACGACGCCTCCCCGAAGATTTCCGTTCGGCTGTATAAAAACATCAGCCGCACGTCGGTCGACAACCAGAGTGCCGTGTCTTCGCGGTACGCGGGCAAGGACGAATATATCGATCTGACGCCCTTCCTAAACGTCGGCTCATCCGTCCGTACCTCCAAGTCGGTGCGCGAGCCTGCTGGAGCCTTCTCGATCACGTTTGCGGACATGCCCCAGAAGCAGGGCGCTCCGTCGCTGTCGGCACTGTCGCTGGAATCGATCTATGGGCTGGTGGAGCCTATGGACATGATCGAGATTCGCATGTGGAGCGGTATTGGCGCGCGCCCGGCCAAGCTGCCCATCATCATGCGCGGCTTCATTTCGGATGTTCAGCGCGGGCAGGGAATCAGCGGAGGCCAGCCCCAGCGGCAGGTCACCATCAGCGGGCAGGACTACGGGAAAATCTGGCAAATCTTCCAAGTTCTGTATCTGGCTGCGTACAGCGAGGGGAAATCGCTTCTCACCAATTTCGCCCTCTCTGAGTTGTTTGGGTTGAAGGTGGTTAATGCCATGAAGGCGAGCGAGTTCGTGCGCGAAATGATGTCCAAGGTCATCAATCCGTTCATAAAAAACTTTATGCCTGAAAATTCGCCGATGCCGAAAGAGATCACCCTCGGCGACGGCATCTCTGTTGGGTACGGCATGGTCGGCTTGTCTTGGCAAAATGCCACCGGCTCCATCTATGACATTCTAAAATTCCACGGCGATGTTGGCGTCTGGAACGAGCTTTACACCGAGGACCGCGAAGACGGCGTGCATTGCGTTTACCGGGCCATCCCGGCTCTGCACCTGTCTACTCCGGATGGCGCCAGCACACGCAAAATTCAGGACGATGCCCCGGACCCGATCTATGTCGATGTACCGGCCAGCATGATCGAGCAGATTTCCGTGGCGCGCTCGGATGCAAATGTCGCCAATTTCTTCTGGGTGAACAATCAGAAGTTCGACCTCATCGATGAAATGCAGCGAAAGCTTGCGTCTATTCCCAAGGATGACGGGAAGGTTTCGCTCAAGGATTACCCGAATTCGGCCACGAAGTATTACGGGGTTCGCTCGATGTACGCGGAGACCCAGCAGGCCGGTGACGAGGTGAAAAACTTCAACGGCGGGCAGGACAAAGACTCCCAAGAAGCGCGCTCCAAACAGCAGGAGGCTTGGCTCGATAAGCGTCGTCGCCTCATGCTGGAAATGAACCGCGACAACGTCGTGTTTGAGCGTGGAACGCTGCGCATCAAGGGTGGGCCTATGCGCCCCGACGGCATCGAGTCCATGAAGGCCGGAGACTACGTGACGGTGATCACCGGGCGGCTTTCTGCGTCAGCCTACGTCACCGCCATCGCCCACGATTTCATGCCGTTTAGCGGCTACGTCACCACGCTCACAATCGAGCGCGGGGAGGGCTTTGTGGAGCGCATCTCCAACGAAGGCGGGATTTCCTCGCCGTGGCTTGCCGAGCAGGCCTCCATTTCTATGAGGCCAGTATGAGCTTGCGTCGCGGGATTGTGGTGGCCGTCCACCCGGAAGACCATTCCGTTGATTTGGTTATGGCTGATGACGGCCAGCGCCTGATTGGTGTGCAAGTGCTCACGCCCAACGGCAGCACGCGCTCTGGCCGCGTTGACCTGCCTGCCGTACCGGAGAAGGCGGACAAGTGGGACGTCACCAAGCAAACCGGACAGGACCAGTTTGCAATGGTGGCCTACTTGGGGAGCAACCCGGTGGTGATCGGGTTCATGTACCCGCAGATTAACCAGATGCTGCACAAAGACCCGAAGCTGATGATCGACCGGCACCAGTCGGACGTGATGACCATGATCGATGGCGACGGCAATTTTCAGTGGACCCATCCGAGCGGCACCTACATCCGAATCGGCGAAAACCCGGACAAGGTTGACCCGGCCAACAAGAATGCCGACTCAAGCCTTGCGGTCGACCGCAACACGGGAAAGCAGGTAAGCGTTCGCATCGGCATGGCCGGGGGTGCTGCGGTGGTCACAATCGCTCCCAGCGGCGCTATTTCGATCACGTCCAAGGCTACCCTTGGAATTCAGACGGACGGCGCCGTGAGCGTGAAATGCTCGGCGGCAACCGTGGACACCCCGACGGCTCACTTTACCGGCAATGTGAACGTGGACGGCGATGTGGTGGCATCCGGCATCAGCCTTGTGTCGCACACCCATACCGGGGTTATTCCCGGCGGCGCTCGGACTGGTCCGCCTTAATTTGTCGTGATGCCAGAATGTACCAATGGCTGATAAACTGCCCCCTCCCACCAATCAGCGCGCCGAGGTGCGCCCGATTGCGTTCGCAATCGATGCGGGCGGTGTGCTGTCGAAGCCGGTGACGCTGAATGTCCGCCCGGAGGATTTGACTCGCACCGAGCCGTCTCGATTGTCCGTGCATCAGACCTTGGGCAATGGTCAGGGCGTGACGGGCTGGGTGGACAACTTTGGGGCTGGCCTGCCAACCGTCACGCTGTCTGGGCACACCGGCTGGCGTCGTGGCTCGGTCGGCGGTGAGGACGGCTACGAGGCGTTCAACACCCTGAACAAGCTGGTCATGCCTCAGTTCCATGCGCTCAAACAGGCGGCAGTGGATAGCGGGATCGATCCGGCTTCGGTGAAGCTGATTTTCATCGACATGCTGGACGGATTTACTTGGAGCGTGGTCCCGACCTCGTTTGTGCTTCGGCGCAGCAAGTCTCGCCCTCTTTTGCTGCAGTACAACATTTCGCTGCAAGCGGTCAGCACGTCTATCGACGATCAGTTCCCGATGCTTCCGTCGATGGGTGGCATTTCTGCTGGCCTTTCGAGTCTGAACCGCTCGATCAGCCTGATCCAAGGATTTGCGCCGTCCGTTGGTGGCTGGGTGGCGTCTGCCGCAAAGGTGGACACCTCTTTCCCGGCCACGATTGCTGGAACGGTCAGCAAGTTTTTGGCCCTCTCGCTTTCGGTGTACCGGATTGTCGGATCGACGGTTGCCTCCGTCATCAACGGCTTTAACTCGGCGGCAAACAGCGTCATCCGAGTCGCGTCCGATATTTCAAAAATCGGCATCAACGTGTTTCGCACGCTTTCTGCAATCGTCGGCCTCCCGGGCACCCTGCGCGCAAGCCTGATGCGGGTGGCGACGGCCTTCAACGCCATGGCCTGTATCCTGAGCAACAGCCTTCGCCCGCGTCCGACGTATGAGGAGTACGACGGCATGTTCGGCGCAAGCACCTGCTCGTCCACTACCGGTGGTCGGATGGACAGCCCGTATGCGAACATGAACGCGTTCAAGCAGATGCAGCCGGTTCCGGACCCGGTCCGCGTCAGTTCCGTTGCTCAGAGCAGTTCCGCGACCTTGCGCACGTCGGACCCGATTCTTCGGCCTCTGCCGTCCCAAGAGGTGAGCCGACACCTCACTAATGTCGTTGGCGGCTTGGAGTTCGCGACATGAGCAACTTCGAGCGCGAGCTTCCCTCCGTCCGTCTGGCTGAGACGCATTTTGGCGATGACCTGCAGGCGGTTGCCGCGCGGGAACTCGGCGATGCAAACCGTTGGGCTGAGTTGGTCTGGATCAACCGGCTTTCGCCTCCCTACATCACAAGCGACCCGCTGCTGGTGTCGTCGAGCGTTTTGCTCGCTGGTTCGTTCATTCAGGTTCCGGCTCCTGTCGGGGTTCCAAACGGGAGCGGCCAGAGCGGGCAGATTTTCGAGCGCGACTGCCTGATGCGGAACAAGGTTTTGGTTGAGGATGCTGGCGGCGACATTGCCGTCGTTGCTGGTGCGGACAACCTGCGCCAGCAGTTGAAGCATCGGGTTAGCACGCCTCGCGGTCAGGCTCGACGCAATCCAGACTATGGTTGCCTGCTCTGGCGCCTGCTTGGGAAGGTCAACGGCCCGGCGGCTGGCATGTTGGGTGCCGAGTACGTGAAGTCGGCTCTGAAGGCCGATTACCGCGTCTCTGAGGTGGTGTATTCGAACGCCACGGTTTCCGGTGATGTTGTCTCGGTGGTTGCAAAGGCCAAGGCAATCGACGGCGCGGTCGTGGACTTTGTTCTGACCCAATAATTTGAGGCTCTATCGTGTCCTTTCAAATCAAAGACTTCAATTCCATCGTCGCGGCGCAGATCAACCATGCGCGCAGCGTGACAAAGAAGATCACCGACTTTGAGCCCGGCTCGGTGGCGCGGACGCTGATGGAGGCTCCCGCTGTTGAGGTCGAAGAACTCTACCTGCAGATGTTTCTTGGCCTGCGCGATGCCATTCCGGTTTCGACCTTCAAGTCTTTTGGGTTTGACCTGCTGCCGGTCCGTTATGCGAGCGGCTTCGTCAGCGTTACAAAAAACGCTGCGTTGACGGCGCCCTTAACGATCCCGCTTGGTACCGTCTTCACCGCCACCGATGGCCGAACCTACACCAGCACCCTTGCAAAGGTGTGGGCGACGGGCAGTACCACGATCACTGTGCCGGTCGTGTCTTCCGTGTCAGGCCTTGCTGGGAACATTGCGGCGGGCCTGATCACGTCGTCGACCTTCTTCGATTCAAACTACACCATCAGCAACCCGCTATTCGACAGCGGGCGCGAAGTGGAGAGCGATGCCGAGCGTGAAATCCGGTTCGCCGAGTACATTGCCTCGCTGTCTCGCGGCACGCTTCTCGCCTGCCGGTATGCGGCCAGCCAAGCCGCTATCTACGGCAGCGATGGCGGAATTACCGAGTACGTCACCCGGATCGGAATGGAGGAAACTCCCGGCATCATCCGGATTTACATTTACGGCAGCGGCGGCGTTCCTTCAGCGGCAATCCTGCTGGACGGGCAGCGCCGCATTGATGGCTATACCGACGAGGTGACTGGCGTTGTCACCCCGGGCTATCGCTCGGCGGGTGTGCGCTGCGACGTGCTTGCCATGCAGGAGCGCGCGGTTCCCCTGTCTATCGCGGTCGGCATGTACTCGGGCTACACCCTGA